ACCGGCAGACGCGGGCGCAGTAACCGTCAGGTTACTGAATGTGTTTGACCCCGAAAGCTGGTGATTACCACTGGTAATTGCAGGAAGCACAATGTTGTTGAACGTAACGCCTGTTGCGTTTACGTTGATTGCGCTGGAAGAAAAAGTAATTGTTGAAGTTCCTGCGTTAAACGTCAGATTGGTGCTTGTAGAAAAATTTAACGATGACCCAGAGTTTGAAAGCGTTATCGTACTTGACCCAAGCGTAATAGTCCTGACGTTGCTGTTGCTGGACGACAAAGAACCAGCAGTGACGTTGTAATTGGCTGTGTCGAACGTGCCGTTGGTGTCGGTAAGCGTGTTTGAGCCAATGTTCAGCGCATCAGCAAGCTGGACGGTGCCGCCGTAGGAGTCTATGGTGATGCTGTTGCTATATGTTTTGCCTGCACTTGTAATTGTTTGCGTGTTACGTCCAGAAAACGTAGCAAAAGCAACTCCACTATAGGTTGTGCCAGAACCTGACGTTAAATCTCCGTAAATTGTGTAACTTGTTGCACCACCAATTACCATTGCATTTGTCCGCGTGGACATATCAACCGTACCTGCATAGGTGATGACGTTATCCAGTGTCACCGTCGCAGACGTATTTAACCCCGTATTCTCAATCACCGCCGTATCTTGAGCCAGCGGGAAGTTATCGGTTGAAGCAGCACCGCCCGATGACGCTGCCCAGTTATTTCCCGACCAATTGCCACCCGCAGCAGTGACCCAGTACACCGTCTTGGGTGTAGAAGCTGTAATCCCGCGAATACCTCTCAGGTCACCAATTCTTGTTCCACTGATCGGCGCAGCAGTGCCAATAACGTAAATGTCACGGAAGTCAGCATCCGTTAGGCTTGGTGCAGAGTTAATGGTCAGGGTTTGGGCAATGCCGTAGGTGTTCGCTCTGAACAAAACTCGGCGGTTACCTGCTGTTCCTGTGGTGGACAGTGTGCCGTTTATTGTTTGGCGAGAATCAAACGTAAGTTGCGTCACGCCTGCGGATGACGGGGCCGTAACTGTTAAATTATTGAAAGTATTGATGCCTTGTATTTGGTGCGTAGTGGCACTTGTTGCAGTGTACGACACATTATAAAAAGTATTACCGGTAGCGGTAGTTCCACCCGCCGACAAAACTGTCGTTGTGCCACTAAAAACAATAGTTGAGGTTCCTGCGTTGAACGTCAGATTGGAGTTGGTTTGTAAATTAAGAACAGTTGTAAGAGAACCACTCAACGTCACCGTAGAACTACCAAGATTAATCGTCCGAGTGTTGCTGTTGCTTGACACCAGGGTTGCGGCAGTGACGTTGTAGTTGGCGGTGTCGAAGGTGCCCTGTGTAACGGTAATTTGACCACTTGATGTCAGAGCATCACCCAGTGTAACTGTAATCCCAAACCCGCTAATACTTACAGACCCGAGTGTCTTACCCGCAGTTGTCAGTGTTCCGGTTGCGTTAAGGGTTAACGTGCCAGAATAAGTAACCGTCATCCCTGCAACAAGTGTGACACTGCCTGATACTGTGATGCCCGTAGAGCCTGCAAGTGTCCCGGTAAATCCTGTACAGGTAATGGACTTAGCGCCCGTGTTACCAGCAGCAATCGTGCAAGTTACAGTCCCGGAATTACCATCAAAGAATACATCATCCGCAGATGTTGGGATGGCCTGACCCCCAGCACCACCGGACGTTAGTGCCCATTTTGTTCCAGCAGTACCATCCCAGTTCGCAGTGCCGCCAACCCAGTACCTGTTTGCCACGATTAAACCTCGACTTTAATGTACTTCACACCGTTGATTTCAATGTATTCCTTGACTGGTTCCGGCTCAGGAACCGGCTCAGAAGGTGGTGGGTTTTCTACGGCATTGACCCAGTTATTGAAGCGTTCATCTTTCATTGCCTCAATCTGAGCATCCGTAAACGTGTGGTTATCAGGCAAGTGCAATGCGTCTGCAAACTTGCCCCATGTGTCGTGATGACGTTCAAAATCAATCTTCATTTAAGCCTCCTGAGCTACAGCAACCGCATCCCAACGGTCATCTGCTGCATTGTAAATACACCCAACATAAACTGTTTTGTTGATCACAGTCGTTGTGGGCAACGTTACGCCAATCGCACGAAATGCCTTGCTTGAACCTGTTGTCCAAGTTAATGCTCTTGCTGTGCCATTGTCCTTAATTCGGAACGTCGTGCGCTGACCATCCGTCGGCGTTCCTGCATCTGCGTTAATCGTCAACGCATTCGCTAGCGCCGAAAAACTCTGTTGATCGTAACTGTCACTGTTCCACGCAAAGGGCGATGCTGTTGTCGTCTGAGCATTGCAACGCTGTGTGATGCGTTTATTGGTGAAAGTCTCCGTGCCCGCCAGGGTAGATAAAGTCCCGGTGGTAGGATAGGTCACAGCGGTATTGTTAGTAAGCGTGGCCCCAAACGTGTAATTACCAGTGAAGGTAATCGTATTGTTTGATCCGTTTGCAACCCCAGTGCCCCCGCTTGCAGGAGGCAGGGGGCTGCCCAACGTCAGGGAGGTGAGGTAATTAACCGCTACACCAACGTCCGTTCCGTTGTTGTACAAAAGAACTCTTTTGCCGTTGGGTACGCTAACCCCCGTTTGTCCAGACACCTTAACCGTAACAGCGTAGCCCCCAACCGAATCATTGATAATGATGTAAGGCTTTTGGATAGCAGGCACAGTAACCGTGCCCGCCCCGGTTAAGGTTGCAGTAATATTTAATACTAAACAACGAAAATCCTGGTCATCATTACTGTCAGCGTAGGGCAGCGTGTAACTGTTTGTAGTGAAGTCCCCGGTAACTAAAGTGGCCATCCCTACAATGGCTTGCTCTAACCCACGGTAACTGGACGAGGATCCAAGGTTATTGTTAGTGGTTGTGCCCCAAGTCCCAGACTGCTCGCCTGTACCAATTAACTCAATCTTGAGTTTTGACCATGTACTTGCCATTATGCGCTCCTACGCAGCAACGTCGACTTCAACCCAGTTTGGTGTCTGTGAGGCCGTCACGATCACCCAGTTCGGGTCTTGGAAATCATCCACAATAGACCACCCACCAATGCGAACGGTGCCTATTGCTCCCGTTGCGAACACTCCTGTGGGGATGATTGTATCGTCAATACGAATACTGACAATACCTATTTGACCTGTCCCTACAATCCCGGCAACGTTGAGTATGACGATCGTTGTTACATCACTGACTGCCCCTGTGCCTTCGACCCCCGCAGGAATCTCGGTGTTGTCGATGCGAATCCCTACTTGCCCGACGTTTCCTGTCGCATCTACACCAGTGACCGTAAAGGTATGGGAAATGACAACAGTGCCAACGGCCCCGGTCCCAGCAACACCCGTCAACAGCGGTGAAACAAGGATACCTGTTGTACCAACAGCCCCAGTCCCCGAGACACCTGTTATGGATGGAAAGACAAATTCGGTAACAGTGCCTATTGCCCCTGTTCCCACCACCCCTGAGACGTCAACATTGCTGTTGATGACAAAAGAAACAGTCCCTACAGCCCCGGTCCCCGAAACACCTGTCGGAGAAACAAGAACAACCTCAGTAACGGTCCCTACAGCCCCCGTTCCAACAACACCTGTCGGAGAAACAAGAACAACCTCAGTAACGGTCCCTACAGCCCCCGTTCCAACAACACCCGTAACCGACAAAGACAAAACAACGGAAACAGTACCTACTGCTCCCGTTGCAGAGACACCATCAACTTGATAAGCTGGAGCAATGCCGCTCCAGCCGTTAATCCCCCAGCTAGAGTCCCCCCAGCCTACGTTGTAGGTTGTGGCCCCCACACCATAGCCTTAAGCGATGCGGATAATGGCGGTCGAAGCCGCAGGGCTTGGGAACTGGATTTGAAAGTCCCCTGACGTGACCTGTTGGTCACCACCAAAACTGAGTACTGCGCATGCAGGGTTGCCTGATGCAGTGTCATTGTAAATGATGGCTCCACAGGTTGTGAACGTAGCACTAGACCATGTGGTGTTATCAAAGTCGCAAACAGCGGTCGTACCATCAGCAACAGGCGTAATCGACGTTAGCGTGTTACCGCCTGTGGTGTAATTGCCTGTTGCAGGAAGCTCGTCAGAGTTACTGACAAGTGTGTCATAACTCGTGGTCGCAGCGCCGTAAGTACCGGATCCAGCAGCAGTAGCCTTCATCAAGGCTATCTTGAAGGTGTTACCTGTAGATGCCGTGAAGTTGTGGACCGCCTTAAGGATCTCAACTTTAAATGAAGTCGGCATTGCGGTGTTAACAGTAATTGCCATGTTATTGCTCCAATAATTTGATCAACTCGGGATGCCCCGCATCTCGAAAACGGTTTATGAGCGTGGTGTTATGCGAGGCTACAGCTTGACGCATATAAGTGACCAAGACACCACGAATCTGGTCTTTGAAGGCTTCTGCCTGCTCACGGATCACGGGATGCGAACTTGCCCCCACGTAAACAATCTTCTCTAATGCCATTTCAGCAACTTCTTCGGGAGTAAATCCACGATTAGATACGTGACTAACCCGAAAATCACCTAAAAGCGCGCCGCCGAATGCACTCATGGTCCTGGGGACTCCGATTTAATAGGTATACGAATCATGCCATCGCGGTACTCATCACGACGACGTCTGCCTTGCTGCTCCATGCCCAGCCCTTGTATAGCCTGTTGATAACTTTGGTTAAAGTAATTCAACATGTCAGGGGGTCCCTTTGTGTAACTGTAGGCCTGGATCAAACAAGCATAAAGCAGTGCTTCGGGCGCGTTGTTGCTGATCCATGTTGTTGGATTCAATGTCGAAAGCTGTGCCGGTCGGTAGATATACCCAATTTCAACAGGGTAGTTACTTCCAGGTGTCGGGGCAATGTAAAAGGTGTCTTGGTCCCAAACAGAGTAATACTTAGGTATCCCCGTGTCCGTGCCATCGGGCCAGTACTCTTTCATGAATGACGTATCACGAAAGTCCAAGAACACCTGATCACCACTTACCGTGACCATGAGGTATCGGTGAGTCAAAATGTCGGAAGGTGCGCCAAGGAACTTATTTCCACTGGTCAAAGCTCCCGTGGATTCCTTTTTAAAATAGTCCAGGTCAATGTCGCGAAGAATCCTGTTCTCAGCCATCGTGATAAACGTATCAATGACGCTGTCCGAAAAGACATTGCTGTCCACGTCGGTATAACGCCTAATCGCTTGGACTAATTCAGCGTAATTCATGGTTATGTAATCACAATCCCGACATCATTAACAAGTCCATTTCCCTCTATCCCTGAAGCAAGCACGTTGTAAAAGATATCGATCTCAACCTGCCCAACCGCCCCAACGCCCGTAACAAATTGCTGAGGGGGAAAGGGCTGCATGTTCGTACGATTGACAGTACTGACTCCCGATCCAAGACTTTGAAACGGCGCGCTAAATCCTGGACTTCCAAGATAGATTGTAACCGGCTCAATGCGATCAATGCGAGGGTCTTTAAGCGCAATCGCATCGCCTCGATACTTAAGCGGATAGAGTTGCGGCTCTTTGGGCTCGTAGTCGTCAGGACAGACCATGAACCCACGCCAGTTCTTCCTTAGCGTGAGGTACGGATACCGCTGACCGCAGTAATCACATAGGCCGTAGGAGAATTTGCCTGTTGCGAAGGACATCACTGATCCCCATAGTCAGGCACAAAAGAAACACTGGCCGTGTCCCTGTCTTCCATGGCCGCACGGTTGAAGTCCTCTTCGTAAATCTGCTTGAGCACAGGCATGCGCTCTGGAGCAAACTTCAACGAGAGTTGATAAGCAAGGCCCGAGGCGAGGCACGGCAGAAACCGAAAGTTCACGTCCGGTGTGTTCGTATACTGCCCCGCGTCTTGGATCCGCCGAATGCGGTAGTAGACAAAAGTGTAGGGCTGGTCTGCTGCCGGATAAAAGAACACCTGAAACGGTTCAGACCGCTGCACATAAATCTGCGCGGGACGCGCCTGCGTGGTCTTATCCGGCTGGTTCAAGTACTCTTCTCGGCTGATCCGGTCCAGCGTAATGTCGGTCAAAGGCCCCTGAGAGGCAGGTAGACGGATCACAGCGGACAGCACGTTGACCGTATCCGCATCCAATGTGATCACATTATCGCCCTGTACCAAAGGGAAGGTTTGCTGCTCAATTGTCCACAGATTCAGCCCACGATTGGCCCAGTCCATGAACAACAGATTCAACGAACGACGCGCAGTTGTCAGTTGATAACCACTCGTCATCCGCATCCCGCAGCGCTCAAACGCCTCCTCAACGAGGTCGTCGATGCTGAGGTTGAAGTCTGTTGTGCCGGAA